AAAAAATTATCCCTTTCCTCAAGAAGTTACCACCTGTCCTTTTTAGGTTGTCAATTGGTGGTTTTATCCTCGTTTCTGTTACTCTGTATTTTCAGAGTTGCGTTACTTCGTTTGATGCTGAAAAGTTTCACTATCATGGTGTAGCTGGTAAGTGTAGTTCTGATCGTGTTGTAAAAGATTCAATTCGTTGATTTATCATGTCTTTAGGTAATATTCAAGGTTGCTTCAAACCAAATCGTATTATAAACCCTTATACCGATGAAGTAATGTATGTTGAGTGTAGAAAGTGTCCTGCATGTCGTAATCGTTACGCATATAAATGGCAAGAACGTGTTTCTAAAGAATGTACGTTTCACCGTTATAGCATGTTTGTTACACTTACTTACTCAAATGATAATCTTCCTCGTTTTCAAATGGTCTGGAATGACGCCCTTGATAATTACCAGATGTTATCTAATAGAGATTGTGACTTTGACAAAGTATTGCCTGAGGAGTATAACGGCTTAACTCATCAAATGGCACATGATACAAAAGACGGTGTTCCTTATGTGTGTCGTTATGATGTCGTTACTTTCTTCAAGCGTTTCCGTGCAAGAATTGATTATTCATTTAAAATTAATAACATCAATGAAAACAAAAACATCCGTTATTTCGTCTGTGCCGAGTATAGCCCCAAAGGTTTGCGTCCGCATTATCACGCTATCATCTGGTTTGATTCCGAATACATCGCCAGAGAATTCGGAGAAATCTTATCTAAAAGTTGGTCGCATGGTATTGTCGACTATTCACTTGTCAACTCATCAGCCCCCGACTATGTGGCAAAATACGTTGCTTGCAATACTGGTCTGCCAGAGGTTTTACAGCTTGAATCTACCCGTACATTCCACCTCCAAAGTAAAAAGCCATGTATCGGATATAGTTCGGCTGATTCAGAGGAATTATTCAAAAATGTCATTAACGGAACTTATGGACACTTTGAATCTGATTCTACCACTCAGTCTACCGTACATGTTCAACCTCCCCGTTCGCTTGAAATGCGATACTTTCCAAAGTGTCGAGGCTGGCGCTTTATATCTCATTTTGAAAAATTACGAATTTATTCGTTTGCAGTCGACTTTGAAAGATTAAACGGTTATTTTCCTGAATCTTCTGTATTACATGAACGATTTGACAGTTGTATAGATATTCATGCTGCATTAGCTTGTTATCGCTTTTGTAAAGAATATTGTTCTACTCCAGAACTTTATTTAATGTATATTGACCGTTATTATAGTAATAAGGAATTGTTTCAATTACGCTTGCAATATCAGTATCAAATGAAGTATGTTAATGATTTACACCAACCGTTATCTCATCTTATGGATTTTGATTTAACTTTTTATGATCGCATACCGTTGTATCGTTATGGTGTTACTCCAGCTATGACACTTGTTTTGTCATCTTATGGTGTTGTTGTTGATTCACTTTATTATCATGGTAGAATTGATGGTGCATCATTAGATAGTCTAAAACAAAGTTCATCTCCTTTTTATTATACAAATATTGATTTACAATGTAAGATATCAAAAGATTATAATAAATCTCGAGTTCTTAATGAACAATTAAACTTTAATATTTTCACTTAATTTTTTATTATGTCAGTATTTAAAATCCCTACTCCACACCCAAATTTGAGCCGTAACGGCTTTGATTTGTCTTCTCGGCGTGTGTTTTCTAATTCTGTAGGTCAGCTTCTTCCAGTTGGTTGTTGGGAAGTTAACCCCGGCGAAAAGTTTCGTATTTCTGTGCAGGATTTAGTACGTACACAGCCATTGAATACTGCTGCGTTCGCTCGTTGCAAGGAATACTTCCATTTCTTTTTTGTTCCCTACCCTGCTTTATGGATGTACTCTGATTCATTCTTCACTGGTGTAGTTAACCCAGATAGTACTGCAAGACGTTCGTCTACTGGTACAACTAATTATGATTGGGTACCAAAGTCTGCTCCTTATTTCGACCTCGATAAGATTCTTGATCGTTTGTCAAGTTCGTCTTACAAAGAATCTGATGTTCTTGGTTATAAGCGCTCTTCTGGTGCTTATAAATTGCTTCATTACTTAGGTTATGGTATTAATGCTGATGGTCAGATAGCTGATTTGCAGGGTACTGAGCATTCTATGACTGTAACCAATAATTCGAACGCTATGTTTGGTGTACACCGAGTTTCTGACCTTCAATTTGATGGTCATTCTGGCACTGGTGCAAAGTTGTGTATCTTCCGTTTGCTTGCTTATCAGCGTATTTATAACGATTTTTATCGTAATCAGCAATGGGAAAAGCCAGATGTTGAATCTTTTAATCTTGATTGGCTTTCTGATGATTCACTTGCGGAAGTACCTACTGAGATTGTTGAAAAAGTTCTCACTCTTCGTTATCGTCAATGGAATAAGGATTTGATAACCTCTTCTATTCCTACTCCAAACTATAATGAAGGTATCTTTGACTTACCTGCTCTCGTTGGTTCCTCTGAATATAGAATTGAGCGTTCTGCTCTTGGTATTCCATCTTTACAAGCAAATTCTCAAGGTGAATTTAATTCTCTTTCTCCTACTGATTTGCGTGCTATGTTTGCACTCGATAAGATGCTTGAAGCAACACGTCGTGCTCATGGTCTTGATTATCAGTCTCAGATTGCTGCGCATTTTGGTTTTGATGTTCCAGAATCTCGTAAACCTATGTCCCATTTCATTGGCGGTTTTGATAATGCTATTTCTATTGGTGAAGTGATTGCTACAGCTTCTGGTACTGCTGGTCAATCTTCTTCTGTTGTTGGTCAAGTTACTGGTAAAGGTATTGGTTCATTGAACTCACATGCTATTGATTTTACCTCTAAAGAGCATGGTATAATTATGTGTATTCATAGTGTTGTTCCTCAGCCAGATTATAATGCTATCTTTGTTGATGCATTTAATACTAAGATTAATCGTGAGGACTACTTCCAGCCAGAGTTCCAAGATTTAGGTTATGTTCCTCTTAAGGCTTCTGATTTGGCTTTCTTCCGTTCAGATACTCCTGAGCACTCTCGTGAAGTCAATAACAAAGTTCTTGGATATGTACCACGCTATCACGAATATAAAACTGCTCGTGATGTTGTCTTTGGTGATTTCATATCTGGTAAATCTCTTAGTGCTTGGACTACTCCACGTTGGGATTTTCTCAATTATAAGAAATCAAATGATAGAGTTTCAGTAGATTTGTCTGCTTCTAACTTTATGATTGATCCTGGTATTATGGATTCTATTTTTGCTGTTGATTTTGATGGTGATTCTCATACCGATCAATTCCTTGTTAATAGTTACTTCAATGTTATGGCAGTTCGTCCTATGTCTGTCACTGGTCTTTCATCACTTTAATCTTTGAATTATGGATAAGATATTAACACGTGCTGAAATTCTCTATCAGAATCAGCGTTCAGAATCTTCTGTTAGTCGTGAAATACCTCTTGATGTTAATGGAATTGTTACTGGTGCGTCTGTCGTTGATGCTTCATTAACTGATACTATTCAGCCTATTAATCCAGTCACTGGCTGGCGTGACAATGCTATTAGTAGATTGATGTCTCCAAATACTCCAAGTGTTGAGAGAGAGTTGATTTTATCTTCTCTTGCTAAACAAAAAGGCTATAACTCACCTAAAGAGTTATCAGACGATGATTTGCTTGAGATTCTCCCCTCTCGCTATTCAACTGACCCTGTAGAACTTGAAAGGTTCAAAGAGTTTGTTGATGAGCTTCGCAATGTTGAGGATAATGAGCCTACTGCTCTAGTTGAGCCTGCTCCAGTAGAGCCTGTATCTCCTCCTGCTGAATAATTTTCTATAGTCCCTGCAATATAGTAGGGACTTTTACGTTTATTTATTAAATTTACTATTATGCCTTTCCCATTAGGTGCTGTCATTGGTGCAGCTGGTTCAGTTCTTGGTAGTATGATTGGTGGTGTTACTTCCTCTGCTGCTCAAAGACGTGCAAATGCAACTAATCTTCAGATTGCACGTGAAACGAATGCGCAAAATTATCGCATATTTCAAGAACAACAACAATTTAATGAAAACCAATTTAATCGTTGGTTAGATTATTCTACTCCTGCTGCTCAGCGTCAAAGATACGAAGATGCAGGAATAAACCCTTATATGGCTGTTGGACAGCTTCAAAGTGGAACTCCTTCCAGTTCTCTTACCTCTGCCAGTTCTGCGCCTATGCAAGGAACACAAGTACAGCCTGTACTTGGTTTAGGTGATGCTTTACAAAATTCTATTGAGCGTGCTGCTGGTGTTTTCTCCTCTATGATTTCATCTATTTCAGATGCTGATTTGAAAAACTCCCAGAAGACTGGTGTTGATATTGACAATAAGACCAGAGGAGAACAGAACGTGGCTAACGTACGAAAGACGAATGCAGATGTAGGTAAAACTGATGCTGACACTCGACGTACAGAACAAGAAAATAGTTTTTTCGATTCAACCCTTGAACAACGTAAAGAGTTGATGAATATTAGTGTTGACACTGCTAAGAAACAAAAAGAGTTGCTTGACCAGCAGGTTTTTCAAGCACAGCTTCAGAATGCTATGTCTAATATTGATTTAGGTATTGCTTCAAATTACAAGGAAGTGATGTTTAAACAGCAATTAGCTAATATTGTAGCCCAAGAGTTTGCGATTTATCAGAATGTTGCACAAGGTTGGAGTCATGTTAAAATTGAGAAAGAGAACGCCCAAACTAACCGTATGAACGCCCATACTAATCGTATGAATGCTAAAACAAATGCTGCTGTTGGTGCTGCTCAAGTTCAGAATTTAGTTGCAAATTCTATTGAGTCTGCTGCTCGTACTTCTGGTATTAAGATTGATAATCAGACTAAAGGGCAGCTTAATCGTACCATTTTGCAAGGTCTTGGTTTTGACAACATAGATAAGAATAATAGGAATAAGGCATTTTGGTGGAACTTTGGTTTTGATAAGGCTGAACAACTTTCTCGCATTGGTGTTAATGGTTCTCAAATCTATTATAATTTGGGTGCAGGTTCTGAAAAGTGGACAAAGGCTGCTTCTCCTGGACATTATTTGTTTGGATGGTAATTTAAATTTATTATATGAAAAAAGTTGATTTAATTATATTCTGGCTTAAAATTATTGCTGGAATATTAGCTTTGGATGTTATTTTGAGAGTATTTGGAGCTTTGCTTGTTTCTCTTGGTCATTAATCTTTAGTCACTCTTCGGAGTGGCTTTTTTTGCCCTAAATCCTCTACCCTAACCGCACTCCGTTAGGCGTAACAGGGGGTATAGGGGGC